GAAAAATGCATGCTCATCTTGTGATGAAATAGGACTATCTTTAGTTAATAGAAATTTAACTATTCCATTATTAGGAATAATGGCAGAGCATTTGGTTAAGAGTATGATCATGAATGACTATGAGTTAAAATAAATGCAGCTACTGAAATTAAAGTTGCGACTACAATAGCAGCTCCAGTAGTAATTGTAATTAAACTTGCCATACTTTCTCTACGAGTATCAGTTTTAGTTTCTGATTTTGTCAATCCTTGAATTGATGCAGCCATATCAGCAAGAGCAGAAGCTAAAGCAGGATCAGCTACACTACTTTTACCTGTTATTGTCCAACGCTCTTGCTCAAGCTTGCCAATACGTTCTGAAAGAGTAGAAATTAAGCCTTGGTTTTGCACAGTTGCTGCATTAATTTGATTAGCAAGGCTTGCGGTTTCTTTAGAAAGTTGAGCTGAAATTAAATCTGATGTAGTTTTAACTTGAACAGTTTGAATATCAAAAATTTGTTTATCATATTCTCGTTTTTGAGTAGCTAATTCATTAAGACGTATTCTATCAGCTTCTCTTAAATCATCAATTCTTTTCCCATCAGCAACTCTTACATCTTCTAATCTCCTAGCATCAGCAATTCTTAATTTTTCATTTGTAACTTCTAAAGCTTTTACTAAATCTTCAACATTTTTGGTAGGATCAATTACTTGACCACCAAGACTATCAATCCCAATTCCCGGTCTATTAGCATAAGTTTGTTTTGTAGGCATAAGCCTATCTCTTATTTACTAGATAATTTATCTACTTGAATTTGCAAATGATCAATTTGCTTTAATCCTCCATCAACTTTAGATGATAATGTACCTAGAGCAACACTATTAGATGTTTGAGCATCAGATAATTTACCTATTTGTGTCCATACTTGTACTTGACCTACTTTTAATTCGCTCAAACCATCTCTCTGACCAGTTTTTAAATCACTTAGCATATTTGAAAATAACCAACCTAAAAGAGCAACTACAACTGGCATACCAAATCGCGCTAATGTAATTGCTAACGTACTATCAATTAAGCTGCGAAATGGAGCGTCTTTATCTGGTACATCAACCATGTTGATTACTTTCAAGAAGAAAAAGCCGGGGAACTGCCCCGGCTCAGACGCTATTAAAACAGTACTTTAACGCCAGCAATAATTTCTGTACTAGGTGTTGCAGCAGATTGAGTTGCACCAAAAAGTATTTCTTTTGCTTGCAATCTAACTTTCACATACTCTTGCAAAGCAGAACCATTACTAAGCTGTTCCATAAGAGCAAATTCAATTTGAGGCGCAACAGCCCAAACTTTATTTGATCCTACACCAAGATAAGCGATAGTCATATCACGCTCAATAGCACCAGCTCCAAAACCAGCCTGTATATTACTAGCAGTAATTCCCGTGGGATTAACAGGAAATGGAGCAATTGAACTAAACGGATTTGGAATATTTAAAAGTGAAAAAGTGCTTTGGATTAGCGAAACAGGCATCCAAATAAAACCCATTTGCTCAAAGCACAAAGGACCAGCTAGAGCAAATCCTTGGTTAGCTCCATTAAAGTTAGTTGCACAAGCACTCCCTTCAATTGCATATGCAAATGGACTATTCTTACTACCCCAAGCATAACCAACAGTAGCACCAATGCTTGCTGTGGTAGTTGTTAAACTTGCTGATGCGATACCGGGAACTGAAGCAGTAACTGAACCACCACCACCTTCTGTATAAAGTCCAACATACAAGCCAGAGCTACCATAAGGATACCCATTAAGCCATGCAGAAGCTGGCACTGGTGCCTTAACCGGAAGATCAGCAGCGATAGCTTTATTGATAGCAGTCACAGCAGGAATATCAGTAGCCAATGCTGCTGTAGCTATCAAAACAGCTAGAAAAGCAAAGAATAACTTCTTCATTTCAAATTCTCCCTTAGTTGTTAAGCCTAGAAACTTTATTTAAAATTGTAAAGATTTCTAGGCTTCAACTAAGATTTAGATGAAGTGTGACTATTCGGTTACACAGCTTTCTTACTCTGAATAAAAATTAAAAGGTTCTTAATCACTGGAATAACAATATTCAAATCACTTTTATTTTGATCACTTAACAATCTTGTCATTGCAGGTAAAGCATTCTCAATATCAGAGATCGCAGTTTGCGATAAACCAGCCATCCCTAATGCTAATTTTATTAATTCATTCATGATGGATTACTCGCTTTAATAGCTGCTACAATCGCTGGAGTTACTGCTACAACATCCTTATTATCAGGCAAAGCTTTTGCGCTAGCTTCATCAGTAACAACTGTAGTATGTGACATATTGCCTACAGTATCTTTTAGTGTTGTTTCTCTTGTAACTATAGCTGGCCATATAACAGATACAGCCGCTAGAATAGAACCTAATACAATACTCCAATCACCAGCACTTAAATTTAAAATATGAGCACCAGCTAAATAACCAGCAGCTACGCCAACCAATGGAGCAAATGTAGTCTGTAATTGAGTTTTGTTCATAAATAATTTTCCTTTTTAAATTGTTTTATCTATCATGCTTAAACTAAGTTTTTCACAGCGATCATTTCTTCCGAACCAATCTGATGCAAACTTTTCTTGACTACGATCATAATTAATTATAGCTTGGTAAAATGCACGTTCATCAGCATGAAATGCAATAATTATTGATGAAATATCGGTAATTGCAGAAATAGCTTTATCTGTTTCACCTCCCCAAATTCCATCAATAGTGATATTAAGACACTTCTGTAATAATCGTGTTCCGCGTCCTGTACCACCATTTACATTAATATTAAATACAGAAAGATTAAGACCGTTAGGTAGTTTTGGACAGTTTGGATTCCAATATTTTTGCCAATAAATTGTATTATATTCGTCAGGAGTAATTAATTTAACTGATTGTAATGGAAATTTTTCAGCAAAACGAAAATAATTATATTCAGTTTGAATAATACCATAATCAGTAGCTCCACCATGATCACCGGGAGTATTAGAATAACCACCTTCTTCTTTTAAAATAAAAGGCATACATGCTAAAAATTGTTCACTATATTGTGTCATTTTATTATCCATTCCATTCAATAATTAAATGACCCTGATCATCAGTTGTATAATTAACCCCAGATGTATTAGCACTATTAACTTGATTTTGTGGGCAACCTGATGAATTTTTTGCTGCTCCAATTAACATAGTAGCTGTATGAAGTCCTATAACATCCTTTTGTACCATATGTGCAATCAATGAAGCATAACCTGCATAATTTATATCATCATGAGTACCTCCTCCCCATGTTCCTGATACTATTGAATTACTATCCCACCCAATTCCATTTAAAATCCCATATGCTCCTAATGTTGAATTATCAAAACTACGCTGTTGATAAAAAGCTGTTACTGTCTCTTTTAATCCAGTAAAAATAGAACCACTATTATTAGGATTATTATTAAATGGTTGCATTACGCTGTAAGGATTACTAGGACAATAAGACATATTTAATTCTTGTGTAATCACCATCATTGTAATATGACGCTGATTATAAGCATTATAAATTTCCCATTTACAAGCAAAACAAGGATCATTTCTTGTTGTTAATTGACCAGCAACACTAATATTTATTGAGCCAATATAATTAGTCATAGAACGAATAGGATTAAATATAGCAGAGCTTAATACTCCTCCCACTTCAAAAATATCATAAGCTCCAATTGCATAATTACTAATATTCAATATAAGATCAACATTAATTCCATTGGAATAATGTAAAATAGAAAATGGAGTATTTATTGTAGCTTTAGGATCAGATGAACCACTTAGATAAGCATGAGGTATTGATTGTGCATAAATTGGAGTAATTAAAAGTGATAAGACAATAATTAAAAATTTCATATTCACATTCCATTTAAAGTTGCTGATAATTGCATATAAAGATTAGTTCCTCCAAAATAAGTACAAGTAAAAGTATTAGCACTAACTTTTTCAATTGCTGCTATAGTATGTAAACCAAAACCCGGAACTCCTGTATAGATAGCAAGTACATCTGTAGATGATGATCCTGTACTAACAAATCCTTGTTTTCCTGAATTTGCTGTTAATGTATCAATACCAATACCAATTAAACATGAACTACTTGCCGAAGCTGTAATGTCATCCCCATATATAGATTGAACATTTAATGTACCTAATCCATCTATATATTGAATTTGATTACTTGTTGAAGCACGAGCTTGTCTAAATGAGTTTACTGTATAAGTCCAGCTAGTTGTAGTATCTTGTACTGCTGATACTACATCTTTTTGATTATAAGCGTTATATACCCCAAATAAAGCATTTTGACCAGAAGTATTAGCTGATCCAAATTGATAAGTAGTCTGCCCATTAGCTGTAGCATAAATAGTTCCTAAATAAGTACCTTGATTAGCACTTATAGAACCATAGTTGGTGGCACCATTAAAACAATTAGCTATAGAATTTTTATTAGTTATATATCCTCTAGTTGTATAATCAAGTTGACTAAATCCAGTACCTCTAGCTGTATTTGATCCTGCTGTATCTTGTGCCCATCCTCCTCCACCACCAGTAGAAGCAGACATAGCAATGCAAATACGATTAGTTCCACCGTGTACCCACCAAACATCGTAAACTTGTCCTGATACAACTTGACCAGCACTAGCAGCTGATACCATAGCATCAGTAAATTCACAAGATGTAATAGTATCTATAAGATCATTTGTTCCATTATAATAAGGAACAGTTTGCCCGATAAAGCAATCATATCTTAAAGTTGAAATATTAGCACAAGGAGAACCACTACAAGACGTAGCTCCCATCACTGGAGTATTAGCGGCTAAAGTTAATCTACCTTGTGGAATAGGAACACTAGCATTAACAGTACAAGTACCAGATACAGTAATATTACAAGTACCAGAAACAGTAATACCATTCCCACCAGCTATTATAACATCAGTAACTGTACCTGAAGCACTAGCAGAAACAATAGGAAAAAACGTCCATCTAGAAGTACCATCTGACCAAAATATAGCAGCTCCATATTGAGCATTAATAGCTACAACAGAACTAACTCCATTAATGGTATCACTACCAGTTTTTTGTAATGTAATAGTTTTAGAAGCAGTAGCTACGCCAGCAAAATCATTAACAATAAATACTTGACCAGCATTAACAGAATTAGCCGCTGGTAATGTATCAGTTCTAGCTGTTGATAATGCTGTATGATAAACCATCCTATCAGTTGAAAGAATAACATAATTAGCATCACCAGTAGAAGTTGCTTCATCAATATTTAAATTTACTCTAGCTGGAGCAATTGTCGCACTTCCTGTACCTCCATTTGCTGTTGGAAGTACACCAGTTACACCACCATTACTAGATGATGCTAAATTACTTGCTGACATAAAGGAACCTGAAATAGTCCCTGAATTAATCGCTGATCCTGCAATAGATGGAGTACCACCTATTGTATAAGTTCCTGTTACTGTTCCGCTCAAAACTGGCGCAGATATAGTAGGACCAGCAATAGTAGGAGATGTAGATAATACCATATTTCCAGTACCAGTTACAGCATTTGAAAGTGTTACTCCTCCATAAGTTAAAGCAGCTCCCATTGTAACAGCAGTATTAAACAAAGATGTACCTGTTACAGCTAAAGCATTTCCTCCAATAGTTGCTCCACCTAATGCTATAGAAGTAGCTGTAGGAGCTCCTAAAACTGGAATACCTGTTAATGTTGGCGTAACAGACATGACAACACTACCAGTACCAGTAATTGCATAATTACCTAATATACCACCATTATTAAATAGAACATCTGTAGTTGTGCTACTAGCTACAGTAGTTGTACCTACAGTAATAGTACCTGCCGAAGCTGAAATAGTACAAGTGCTTCCAAGAGTACAAGTTTGCCCATTAACAGTAGTTGATTGATTTACAAGATCAGCATTTGTAACTAATCCTGTAGCTGTCAAACTACCAGTAATTGTAAAAGCTGGAGCAGTTAAACCTGTAGGTAAAGTAGTTGTAACATTTAAAACACCTGCATTATCCCATAATACACCATTATTGACACCGCTTGTTATACCGCTAACTCCAGAAGTTAAATTAACTGAAGTGACATTAACACTAACATTATTTCCAGTACAGACTAATCCTGATCCACAAGCAATGCTACCAGTCATTAAGCCTAAAGATGTAACACCAGAAGCAATAGTTGAATTTACATCAGGAGTAACTTTAATAATATAATTTACAGTCTTAGTTGGTTGAATTATAGAAGTTACATAAGGAGTAGTACCAGTATTATTAGATGTAGCAGTACCAGCAGCAAGAGGGACTGAAACAGTTGGTTCTCCTATAGCAGGAGAACTATTAAAAGAAATACCACCACCAGAACCACTTTGGACTGATCCGAAAAATACTCCTCCGTATTCTACAACATTACTATTTAATGTACCAGTAACTGTACCAGCTAATGTTGAAGTAATACTTGGTATATTAGGAGCTGTTAATGTAATACTAGCGGTTTGATTACCACCGGCCGCTCCTGATCCATTAGGAGTTTGAGAACCAAAATTAGGAGTTGTTAAATTAGAACAAGCAACTCCTCCCATTAGACAGTTACCAGCTAAATTAAATCCTCTAAAATCTGGTAATGTGAAAGTTGTTACACCATTACCATTTCCCCACATAAAGAATGTAGCATTAGTAGAAGTTGTTATATTAGCATTTACAGCTAAATTAACTGTTGAGGAAGTTTTAGAAATAACTGTAGTTACCCCACCAGAAACACAAGAAACTTCTACAGTCATTCCAATCCAAAAATTAGTGGTATCTGACAAACCACTTAAAGTTGAACTTCCAGTATTACAAAAAATAGCTTGTACTGAAGTTATAGCAGAAAATAAAGCAGCAAAAGTTGTTCTAGAAATTTGCTGCCCATAAGTGAACATATATTGATTAGGAGCAACAGGACCAGCCCATGGTTTAATTGTTCCTACTAAATCACCATCACCTGTAGCTGTTCCTCCTCCCCCTCCAGACCCACCGGGAGAAGCTGTGACTTGATCCCAAATAGTATTTCCAAGTTGATCTTGAACAATCTGGCGATAGCTACCAGAACCTAAAATTAAAGCTTTACCTGCTGCATCCAATATAACAGGATTGGTATTAGGAATTGTTTCGGCTGCATCCTGCCAAGTTGTCTTAGGAGTTGTGGTAGAGGGAATATAAAAAAACACTTGACCAGCCGTTAAAGGATGACCGTTAGCATCTAAAAAAGTTGTATAGGCTGGCGGTAAAATTGCCGCAGTTTGAGCATAAGCAAAAGTTGTGTTGGCAATAATACACAACGATAAAAAGAAAGTTTTAAAAATGGATTTCATAATTTTGATCCTATGGACCCTTGGAGTAACAATTTTTATTGGATGGAAATTTACTTTGCTCATGTTTAGCGTTGGCTTCTTTGGTGAAATATTAAGATGGTTGCTCACTGATACCAGCGAGAGTGTGAATACCTCTCTTAATCCTTTTGATAGCAGGAATTACAGCAGGAGTAGCAATACCAGTAATGATCCCACTATTATCAATGGGGAGTTTGAACTTATTTCTACTGTTCACTTGATTAATCCTCCTCATAAAATCCAAAGCAGTATCCCGTTCTCTCCCTTGCCTAGAGAGTAAATCTGCTGATCCTTCTACAGTATTTTTAATTTTATTTCTTAAAACTCTTTCTCTAATACCTTCTACTACACCTTTACCAGCTCCAATAGCTGTTGCTCCACCCGGAGTACCTGTAACTAAATCTAAAGCTGCTCCTGATGCAACTGGAGTTAAATAATGTCCCTCATGAGCCGAACCACCATATTCAGAACGCTCTTGAACCGCACGGCGTTCTGCTGTTAAACTATTTGCACTAATTGATCTTTCTGTACTTCTAAATTTAGCTTCTTTTTCAAGAGCATTTAAAACTTCATCTCCATCAGAACCAAAAGCTAATTTAATAATATCTCGATTAGCGGTTGACTTACCAAATAATCTCTGAGCTTCTGACAATTCACCACGAGTAGCTTTCTCCATCTGATCACCAATTTGAATGCGTAATCCTTTACGCATATATTCTTGTTTCTCAGGAGAAGCTGAATTAAACTCTCTAGCAAACTCATCATAATTACCACGCGGCCCAATAGCTTTTTTACCTATATCAACTCCTTTAAAATCTTCAGCTAACTTAGCAAATTTAGCATCAGCTATTGCCATATCAGGATTAATTTTTAAAATAGTATCTAATTTATTTCTCACTCTTTCAATAGCTCTATATGTACCGCTAGCTTGGCTAGTTCCTTCTTGTGGTAATTTTTCTAAAAGTCCATCAAGAGCTATCCTAACTTTATGTAATGGAGCTGTATCAGTCTTTATATTTCCCTTATTATCAAACAAATAAGACCCTATATCTTTTAAATATGAAGCTTCTGATCCAACAGCATCTTTTAATTCACTTTTTATATAATCTGCTAAAGGTTGAACATCTAAAGCCATTTTACTAGCTTTAGCTCTATTATAATCAGGAGCTGTCTGAGTTTGTCTATCTATTCTAGCAGCTTCCTTTTCAACTTCATAATCAGGCTTAGGCCCAAGTCTAGTTTCCATAATATCATGAGCAGCGTTATTAGCTCCAGCTGCTCTAGCATCAAATCTAGATTTTAAAGTTTCTGTAGGCATACCACCTTTAGATGCTAAACCACCAGCTTCAGTTGTTAAAGAAGGAGTTAGATCAGATAACGTAGCTTCATGCCCCATACGTTGTAATTCAATATGAGCTTGATCAGGAGTATAACCAGCATCAGTCAAACGAGATAAAATATTTTTAGCTGCGTTAGGATCAATACCAGAATTTTTTAAAATATTATTAGTTTTAATAGCTCTAGCTATATCTTGAGCAGAACTTATAACTTTTCCTGCTACTTTAGCTCCAGCAGCAATTACAGGACCAGCAGCGGCCCCATAAAGAGTATTTGTACCCACATTAGATACCAATCCTTCGTCATTTGCTGAATTAGTAGATGCTCCAAAAAGACCACCGGACATAGCACCATTGGCAACTAATCCTGATAATTTTCCTACAACTGGAATAGACTTAGTTGCTGCGCTAACAGCTTGAAATGGTACTCCAGTCATTAAAGGAGCAGTAGCTAAAATCTGTCCTCCCGTGCGACCAACATCAAAAGCAGTATTGTCTTTAGGTAAAGCTTCATTTTCAGCTTTTAATCTAGCTTCATAAGCATCAGCTCTTTCAGTACCACCAGTAGGAAGTACTTTAGAGATAGCTCTATCAGCAGCTCCTATTAACTGTGCTCCAGAAGCTGGAATATCTTTTAAACCTTGTACAGCACCTTTAAGTAAATCAGGATTTATATAATCAAACGTATCATCTTTTTTACCTGTATTAATGATAACTCGCTTAACATCTTTACCTATAGGAGCAGTCTCTACGTATCCAAAATTCTTATCCAAATCTTGTAAATTAACACCTTCTATTTTAGGCGTAGTTGTAGCTCCACTTGACTTACCGCCAAATGAGCTATCTAAATCATTTAAGTCTATACCTTGAAGATCAGGCATTAATTTGTTTTATCTCTCACAGGAATATCACCAGCATCTAAATGAGATTGACAAACATAAAATAGATTTTGCATTTGGTGCAAATTCTAAAGTTTTAGTTCCATCACTTTTTAAAGTTAATTCATATTGAGCTTCTTTTTCGCAGAAATGACATTTCATTTTATTGCCCCAATCCGCTAACTTGTCCTGTTTTCTTAGCTACACTTAATGATCTTAAAAATTTAGCTCCTTCAGCTTGCTCTGCTGGAGTTTTACCATTCAATGCTTTATTTCTCATATCAGCGTATAATGCTTTAGCAGCTTGAGGTTCCATCTTATCAATTGAGTAAGCTCGCTCATCCTGACTTGTGGGGAATAGAGCAGAATGCTTTCCATAATTTTGATAATCAGCACCTTCAAAAGCTTGCGGTCTAGCTATTTCAATTCGTTCACGACCTATGATTTTTTGAACCATATGAAGCAATGCAGGCTGCAATTGAGTTTTAGCATTAGCGTTTCCACTTTCTTTAACAGCTAAATCTGCATCAGAACGCGAACCTGTTTTATCAATAAACTGAGCTAAATTTTTATTCAACATTTGATAAATAACAGTAGGATTTTTTTCATCAGCTTTAATTAAACCAATATTAGCTAAATATGCTCTAGCTTTATTTAAACTTTCTGTACCAGACCCTGTAGCTACATTTTTAGCTAAATCATAAGCTTCTTCTAATGGTTTTAATGAAGTAGCTTTAGCTGTAGAACTAGCTTGATCTTGAGCGTACAATTTTTGACCTACTTCAAAATTAGCAGGAGGACCAGTTACAATAGATGGTGGAGGTTGTACTGTAGCTCCAGTTACTCTTGTAGTTGAACCGGGAGGCATCCCCGGAGGCGAAAAATTGGTGCTAGGACCGCGAATAGCTGGATTGGTGATAGGACCGGGGACAGCAGCAGGAGGACGCTGTACGGGCAGCGTAGGCTGTTGGACAGGCATTCTAGGGGCAGCGACAGGAGCAGCAGGGACCACACCGGGAGGACCAGCAGCTCCAACAATTCCCGGCTGCATATAAGCTGGATTAGGCTGTCCATTAGGTAAGGTAGGTTGATTGTTCACATTTGGTTGTGTTGGAGGCGGTTGGATAGGCATTTGAGTGGAAGGTGTAAAACCACCACCAGCAGCAGGAGAAGCTGTTACACCTTGATAGATATTAGTATTATCTTGCTGTGTTGAATTTGATCCATACTGTCTATTAATTTTTTGTTGAACATCCATCCCCCTACGCAAAGCATTATCAGAAAATGATTTAACACTAGGAGCGGCTGCTAATTCTCCCATCATATGCTGTCTAACTGGATCAGGTAAACTAAACGTATCAGCAAATTTATTTAATCTAGCAGCAGCTTGTTCTTTAGTTATTTTTGGATCATCACTCATAGATGACAATTCAGCATTCATTAAGCTGAATTGATGGTTCATTAAATCAAGTTTTGATTGACTAATATTTAATGATTGCTGCTGAATGTTTCCAAGCTTCTGCGCTAAGTCAAGTGGTGAAACTTGCATAGTTGCTTTTGGATAACTTGAGGTATCAACTGAACCTATATCAGGCATTTCATATCATCCTAAAATGTTACTGGAGTAGGACCATTAGGACCACCATAGGAAGTTGGACCTACTGCACCGGGGATAGCTGATCCGGGAGCAGCTCCATATAATCCTTTATACGCGGCATATCCTCCAACATTACCAGCTAAATTAGATATTGCTCCAGCACTTGTATTAGAAGCAGCCGCAGCAGCATTACCAGCATTTGTTGCTGCTGTACCAATCTGACCAGCAGCAGCAGTTGCAGGAGCTGCACCACCAGCAGCAGCCGTTTCACCAGTGTTAACCAATCCAGCTAAACGATTATAAGCATTAGTCTGATTAGTAACTGCATTTTGAAATTGATTTTGATAAGTGCTATCAGCTAATCCAGTAGCAAAAGTAGTAGCGCCTTTTAAAGCAGCTCCCGAAGAACCTAATCCCCTAGCAGCAGAAGAATTAGTAACAGCTCTTTCACCTTGCGTTAAATTAAATTGATAACCGGGAGTATTTCTTAACGTACTTTCATCCATTATAATAGGTGAAGTTAAAGATGAAAGTTGAGTACCTAATTGATCAGCAGCTTGACCACCAATTGCTCTATAAGGAGCAAGATTAGCGTTGGTAGTATTAAACATATTCATGGAAGTTTGAGCAGCTACATTAGCGGCTTGCTCTTGAGCAGACGCAGCTTTTTGAGCACCATAAATAGTCGCCCCAGCTCCAACTAAACCAGCGCCAATAACTGCTGTTGCTACCCATGCATTACACAAGCAAGGATCAATAAATTCAAAATCTAATTTAACCTTGTCAGATGTAATCATAATTTAAATTCCAATTGATTAGCGTTACAAAACTCTAACCATTCTTGTTCATCTTTAGCTATAAATTTAGATCGTATAATATCTATATCAGTTTCATCAGTACCATGGATTGTAGTCCAAACACATTCAGAATGAGCATAGGCAATTCGCTTGGTTCCTGCTGGCGATACTACAGTAAAAGGAGCTTCAACCTTAACAATTCCGTCCTCAGTATAAACAGACATACAACCTTTAGACAAAATATTTAATTGTTTAAATTTATGAATTTCGCCAGTTAAACAAACTCCTGCTGGTATCGTAATTTCTCTTGCGTAAACTCCTTGTGAAAAATAATTTTTAACTGGTATATCTACTTGCGGCATTTCTCGCATATAAGCTTCAGCAGCAAATATTTTAGATTTAACTGTCCCCTTAAATAATTCTAAATTCATTTATGCACCTAAAAATTGAACAGTTGCAGGGCCAGTCCAACTAACGGTATCACCAATTGAAATTGGAATAATTATTTGACCAGTTAAACCTATAACAGTAGTTCCTCTAGTTAGAGTTACTGTACTAGCTCCAGTAATAATTACAGTACCATTAGCATTTGCTGTAAAAGGATTTTGAGTAACATCAACAACTGCTGGAGCAGGTTGTACCAATTGTTGAAAAAAACTATTCCAAGGTGAAACCAGAAAACCTTTCCCTATCTCTTTTCCATTTGGTCCTTTGACACTAACCAAAGGAGCTTGCATATTTGGTACTGGTAGTGTCATGTTCTAGCTTTATTCAAACTTAAAAATCCACCATTCAAAGCAGTCTTACAATTAGCAGCCCAACTTAATTTATAAACTCTATCCCTAGCATGTCCTAATCTATTCCACATTGGCACAACTACATAATCACCAGTTTGGCCTAATGATTGAGTAATTGGATTTCCATAACTCTTACCTTTATCATCTGACCAGCTCAAACTTACTTCTGGAACTTCATTATTTAAATCTGTCCCTACTTCCATATCAGCTTCAAAGCACAATCCAGATATTCTAACATTATCAACAATATTGTGGGGAAATGTTCTAATACAAGTTATCGGTTGTCCATTATCCAAATAAGTATCTAGAGAAAGCAATAATAATTGTCCTGTTTGCCAATCACCAACTAGATTAAATCCATTAACAAACATACAACAATTAGCACGGGGACGATTAAAAACACCATTACCATCAACCCAATTCCATTCGCTCCATTGCTTAGTTCCCACATCGTATAACCATCCTTTATTAGCTGTAGGAAACACTAAAGCATAAAAAGGATGATCGCCTATTTGAAAACAAAATCCAATTGCATCACTTAAAGTTGCATAACTTTTAAATTCGTCAACTATTCTTGGTGTAGAAATTTCTGTTACATCGTATCCTTGACCTTGAACAACTATTCCATTTCCTTGCTGATCTTCCATCATAAAGAAAACTAGAACGTCCATAGTAGCTATTGAATAAATAGCTGAGCAACCATGATTAATATAAGCTCCTTGTTGCTCTTGAAATGTAAAATCTGCAGCTCCTGTATCAATCCAAACTTCAGTAGTCAGAGCACCTATTAACCAAAGTTCTCTGTGTATTACGGCTAATCCTATAATAGGATCACTAAAACCAGATTTAGCTGCAATATCTAATGGGTCAAAAGCACTATTTGTGGCATTTACGGTATAAGTAAATCCTGCTCCTGTCCCTCCAATACTAGCTGCTGGAGCTGTTAGAATATCACCTATAAGATAATTTTTACCTGAAGTAGCTATATCAACTGCTGTTACAGCTCCTCCTGTTACTGTTATATCTGCCGTAGCTCCTATACCATTACCACCAGTTAAAGCTACATTATTATAAACAGCATTTGTATAAGCTGCTCCTCCAACTATAGCACCACCGCTAATACCACTATTGGTAAACATACCAAAATCAGCATTAGAAGCTGATATAAAGAATTGATCTGTTCCTGATCTATTAAAGATAGAAAATGTATCTAGTAAACTAACATAATCAGCAGGATAGAAATTAGGATCATTGATAAATCCTATCTGATTAGTAGCTAAATCTATAACATATCCATTTTCTCCATCACATAATACAGCAACAATACCATTATCACTAAAATAAACTTGACTTGGAAGATTAGCTATTGCTCCTAAGAATATTAAATTAGCGGTTGGTGTTAAAAAATAAACATTTTGGCCAACTACTACAAATGCAGTTCCTGCACTTGTTCTATAAGTAGCTCTTACTTCTCCTACAAAATTAGGAGGAGTAGAGTAAATAGTTGAGCCGGGAGTAGGATAATAAGTAGTAGTAGATGGTGCTTGTGGATCAAGAGTAGCATTTATTTCAGCATACAAGTTTACGCATTCCTGTCCAGAAGCAATCTTACTTTTGCCAGCATAAGGAGTACTAATTAATTGTACTCTTTTTAATGGCATTACTTATCTCGCATCAGCATTGAAAATGTAGAAGGAATTATTGTTATTGAACCTTAGTGCTGGTGGCATCTTGAGTTGAGGTACTTGAATATTAGCCATACGCAAAACATTTAATGCAGCTCTAGCTAATTTAGTCTGCTCCATATTAACAGGATATTGATACATGCTGGTTAGGCGTCTACATAGATTGTAATGAATAGCTTCTTCATATTCTTCTGGCATATTAAAAACAGCGTCTAGACTATCAGTAACTTGTGTGACAGTCCAAATAAAACCATTTCCAGTACCACCAATTAAAGCTGGATTTACTGTTAATTCATCTCCAATATCATAACCATCACCAGCATTATCTAAAACTACTCCTGTTACAGTATTTCCAGCAACTGTTATAGTAGCTGTAGCTCCAGAACCATAACCAGTTAAATCTGTGAAAGCTACATTATTATAAACACCATTAGTATAAAGAGCACCACCAGCAGTTATATTTCCAGCTTCAATCTCAATTGTAAATCCAATTGGTCCTTTAAGAACTAAATGAATTTCATAGGTAGCATCTGGTATCGGCCAAATGTAAACATTCCCATTAGGAAATTTACCATCATAAAAAAAGAATTGTGGCCAAGAAGCTAATCCTTTTAATTGCACCAAAGCGTAATCCTCATAGCTCCAAATAGGAGATAGAGGAAAACTAACTATCGTGCTAGGACCACTACCAGCATTTAATTGTTTAAAATAAGCAGCTTGAATTTTATCAGGTCTAGCAGCATTATAATATTGACCGGGACCAATTGGATTAGATACATTCCCATTACCATTAGCCTGAATTTCATAAAGATTTGGTACTAACCATCTTTTCTTTTGCCATGCTGCAAGCATACGATGTAGAATTGTAAAACCATCATTAACATCTTCAGCAAGCAAAGTTTGACCGACGCCTAACACGCCAGCTTCACGCATTGCGAGTGTAATAAAATCGCGTGCAGTACTCACTTAGGTTCCCCAACCAGAAGAACCTTTAGCTTCAGCTTCTGTTTCAGCTTTTATTGCTTCATCAATTTCAACTTGTGTACTCTTGGAAGCATATCCATGAGGAGGATAATTCTTAGCTTTATAACCAGCAGCTACATATTCCTTGATGGTAGGACCATCATGTTTAAGAGTTGGTTTTTTCCATCCTTCATGAGCAGCTTCAGCTTTAATTTCATGTCCTAAAGCAGCTTCTTCTTCAGCATTATTTACAATTACTTTTTCACCATCAGGCTTAGTTGCGTAACAAGGATACTTAGTGTGTCCTAGATAATTAATAATATTAGGGTCTTTACCAAAACCGGGATGAGGATTATCAAGAGTATATTCAATGTGGTTCATGTTATTTTGTCCATCTCCAATTAAATCTTTAACTGGTAATTTGAGGGGAGGGGGTACTGGAAAACTTAACATATATTCTCCATTTTAAATTAATTAGGGGATTTTTGATCCCCTAATTATTGTATGTTAATCAATCATATCTTATCGCAAACACAAACCAACCACTCTGGCCTAATATACTTAAATCCAAATAGTACGTCAACGCGAGTAGCTAACTGATCAGTCAAAGGAAGATAATCAGTTAAAATACGCATTGATACGCCATCATAATTAGTGCGTGCCGCTTCCTCAACAGCTTTCCTTGGCATAACCAAGTCAGCAGTTGCCATCGTAATAGCCTTTTGCGTGTAAGCAAGAGACTTACGATAGACAGAGCTAGCAGGAGTAACCAAGACAATAGCAGCACCATTAATAGGAGAACTATCAACAGTCTGATATTGAACTTGAGGACCACCAGCAAGGAAGTTTGAAGGAGGGATTAGACCGGGGTAAACCGGAATAGCAAGAGCGCCAGCAGCAACATCAGCAGTCACAACAAATTGCCGCAAGGTAGCAAGGCTATTCTTGGTCAAACGATTAATAGCATTGACATTAGCAAAAGTGATAATATCACCTTTCTTCAAGGTGCCAGTATCAGCATTGATAACAATGTTACCACCACCAGTACCAGTAAATTGATTACCACCATTTACAGTACCAGTGCCAGCCCATGAACCTGAAGTATGATTAATCACAGTCTGATCACGGAACCAACGTCCATAACCAAGACCTGATTTCATTTTACCACTACGGAATTGAGCTGAGATTTCAGGAGTTGGATTAAGCAATCCCTGAAGTGCGGTAGTAGCTCTTGCATCAGTAGTAGGAGAATTGACAATACGCCTATCATCATCAATAGCACCATTGTCGTCAAGGATAGCATTTGCTTGCAAGAATTGATCAGAGATAGGAGAGATAATATTTCCAGCTCCATCAGTATTTGCAACCAAGTTACAAACACCACCTTCTGCACCAGCCATAATAGTACCAGCAACTTGCGCACAAAGGTTATTGACAATCGGAGCCATAACAAGCTCCGAAAAACGATCAATACTCATAGTACGTTCTGCTGTGGTGTAAGGAGTAGCTACGTTCAACTGTGTAGAAACAGTTAACGTAGTAAACTGTTGAGTGTTATCCTGAAGCTGCATAGCAGGACCAGAATTAACAATAAAATCAGAAGGCAATCTGATACGCAGAGTATCGCCAATCTTGGCACCATCTACTGCAAATTGATCATCATATTGCCTATCCATATTCATAATAAAAAGATTACTATTAATGAAAAGCATTACTGCTTCATTAGTAATCATGTCCACAGTGAGGTAAGTATTTGCCATTTCTAAAAGCTCCCGCGCAAAAAGCGCAATTTTAAAATTGATTGTGATGAATATGCAGGGCTTGAGGCTGCAATATTTAACAAGCAATCAATGGCCATACCGGACCAAGGCGGGAACTAGAAAGCATGGTTTATCAAGCGAACCAAGAAACGCTATATAGAATATCAGTATTTTAAAAATTTAGAATTGTAAATAGAAAAGTGTGGGAAAAGTTATCCCCGCACTTTATTAATATCCCCTATTCTTTCGCAATTGCTCCTGTTGCAATCTACGCTTACGAATATATTCCTCAGTACTTTCCTTACCAGTAATGGTATCTGAATTAACATTACCTCTAGGTTTAACAGGTTCACCTTGATTAGGTACTCTGGATAAAGCAGGTTTTTTAGGTTTCTTAGCATCAGCAAGCTTATCCGATATCCTTACAATAGCTATCGCAAGCTTTTCAGGACGTTCTTTTAGATCATACAGTTTTTCAGCTTCATCAATATCATTAGCCATAAAAGCTAGGACTTCAGCACCATTATCCAACTCACTCAAAATGCCAATTAGTCTAGATGGAATTGGCCCTAGATCATTAGTCATGGAAACTACTTTAGGTGTAAATTCCTTATCAATCTTGGTTGCGTCAGATTGAAGCTTATCGCAAGTTTCATTAAATTCTTTCTGTAATCTCTCAAGGTCTTTAGCTGCAATCTTTTCAGCCGCGATAGCATCAGCTCTAGACTGTACTTCAGCCTCAGTTAATTTTTTATCTGGATTAGCTTCTAACTGTGCTTTTAGTTTAACTATTTCAGCTTCAGCATTTCGTTGAGCTGCAATAGCCGTATCAATACGCTTTTGCATACGTTCAGTCTTACGAGCTTCCTTAGCCTTAATTCGTTCATCAGCTTCTTTAGCTTCTCTGGCAGCTTTTTCTTTTGCTGTTTCTTCTTTTTTTTCTATAGAATTACCATCATCATCTAATTCAGGTTCTTCTTTCTCACCTTCTTCCTCACCTTCAATTTCTTCATCAAGTTCTTCTTCTTTTGGTTCTTCCTCACTTTCCTTTTTAGGAGGATCGCCAACTATTGTATTTTTGGCAATGGCTTCTCTAGCCTTTTCAATATCAGATTTTTCAGC